GTTTGATGGGCTATCCCGTGCTGATCGCAGAGGACATGCCGGATATCGCGTCCGATGCAACGTCGATTGCGTTTGGTGATTTTGGCGCGGGCTATACCGTGGCTGAACGCCCTGACTTGCGTGTGCTGCGCGATCCGTTTTCTGCCAAGCCGCATGTGCTGTTTTACGCAACCAAGCGTGTTGGCGGCGCCGTGTCCGACTTTGGTGCGATCAAGCTTTTGAAGTTCGCGACCAGCTAAACACTGGCGTGAAGGGGTGCTGTTCCATCGGGACAGCACCTAACCCGGGCGCGCATGGTTTTTGTTGTGCGTTGTCTAGCTGCTCCCTTCCGACCGAGCAATGCGCAGTTTGCGCGCCCGGACCAATTTGGCCCCTTGGGGCGTTCACCACGAATTTTGGAGTATTCCATGATGTTAGTCGAAGAGACCACCGTGCCGCAATCGGCCCTGCCGGTCGCCACGTTCAAAGACCATCTGCGTATGGGGTCGGGTTTCTCGGATGATGGAATCCAGGATGCTGTTCTCGAAGGGTTCTTGCGCGCTGCCTTGGCTGCGATTGAGGCCCGCACCGGTAAGATCACCATTGAACGCACGTTCAGCATTTCATTGACGCAGTGGCGCGATTATCGCACGCAGCCGTTGCCGTTGGCACCCGTGCGCGCAGTTGCTGATGTGACAATGTTGGACCGTCACGGGGCAGAAACTATCGTGGCGTCTGATGTATACCGACTTGTGATGGATACGCACAGGCCGCGGCTGGAAGCGGCAATGGCCGCGTTGCCACCTGTACCAACCGGCGGTGCTGTGCGCATTCATGTCAGTGCCGGATTTGGGCCTGATTGGGCTGATCTGCCCGCCGACATGGCACAGGCCGTAATGATGCTTGCTGCACATTTCTATGAATTTCGTCATGACAACGGGTCTGCTGGCCAATCCATGCCATTTGGTGTCACGGCACTGATCGAACGGTTCCGGAACATCCGTATGTTCTCTGGCGGTGCAAAATGAGCCGCCCGCAACTGAACCGTCATTTGATGCTCGAGCAAGAGACACAAGTCCCTGACGGGGCGGGTGGGTTCTTACGCGAATGGCAGGTCTTGGGCGCTCATTGGGGTGAGATCAAAGCAGGATCAGGGCGCGAGGCCGCAGGGGCCGGTACGCCACTTAGCCGCACGAGTTACCGGATTACCTTGCGCGCCGCGCCAATCTCGTCGGATGCGCGTCCTAAGGCGGGTCAGCGATTTCGTGACCACGGACGGGTCTATGCCATTCAAGCGGTGGCCGAAATGGACGCCACTGGCCGCTACCTGATTTGCCATGCCATCGAGGAGACAGTCACATGAGTTATGGCGCATCTGCCGCCTTGCAAGAGGCGATTTATCAGCACCTTTACGCGGATCCCGCATTGGCGACGATCGTCGGCACACATGTTTATGACGCATTGCCATCAGGGGCATTGCCGCCGCTTTATGTTGTGTTGGGACCTGAGGTCGTCAAGGACTTATCGGACAAATCTGCTGCGGGTGCGCTGCATGAGTTGACCCTTTCGGTGGTCACTGATGCTGCCGGATTTTCGCAAGCCAAGGCCGCAGCAGGAGCCGTTTCCGACGCGATGGTTGATGCAGATCTAACGCTGACGCGCGGTGTTCTGACATCAATGCAGTTTTACAAGGCAACGGCGGCGCGTGTCGGGACGGGCGATGTACGGCAAATCAATCTGATTTTTCGTGCACGAGTCACGGACACCTAATTTTCAATCAATTTCAATATTCTAAGGAGTACTGGCAATGGTAGCCCAGAACGGAAAAGACCTACTTATCAAAATTGACATGACGGGCGCGGGCCTGTTTGAAACTGTGGCGGGACTGCGGGCAACGCGGATCAGTTTTAATACCGAGACCGTTGATGTGACATCGCTCGAAAGCACGGGCGGTTGGCGCGAGCTGCTGTCGGGCGGCGGCGTGAAGACGGCGGCGATTTCAGGGTCTGGTGTGTTCAAGGACGCGACGACGGACGAGCGTGCGCGCCAGATTTTCTTTGACGGTGAGACCCCGAACTTTCAAGTGATCGTTCCCGACTTTGGTATCATGGAAGGGCCATTCCAAATCTCATCCATCGAATATGCAGGCTCGCACAATGGCGAGGCGACATACGAATTGTCGCTTGCATCGGCAGGTGAGTTGACGTTCACGGCGGCGATCTGATGGTGAACCCGCTGGCTGGTGAAGTCGAGATTATCATTGATGGTGTGGCACATCGTTGCAAGCTGACGCTTGGCGCGATGGCCGAGCTGGAAGGCGCGCTTGGCACCGACAGTCTGCTTGATCTGGTCGCCCGGTTTGAGGCGGGTAACTTTAGCAGCCGCGATGTAATGGCGTTGGTCGTCGCAGGGCTTCGCGGTGGCGGGTGGACCGGATCAGCCGCGGATTTGATGACGGCGGACATTGCAGGTGGGGCAGTGGGGGCGGCGCAGGCGGCGGCAACGATGCTTGTGCGTGCCTTTACGCCGCCGGCGTAGCCTTATGGACTGGCCGAACCTATTGCGCGCGGGTTTGCACGACCTGCGTTTGCGTCCCGACCAATTTTGGGCGCTGACCCCTGCGGAGCTGCAGATCATGCTGGGGCTAGACCAGCGGTTGTTGCCATTGGCGCGCGATCGCTTTGAGGCATTGCAGGCCGCGTACCCAGATATTCAAGGATAAAATCATGACTGGAAACGATGAAATTGACGCGTTGGACGGCGAGATTGGCGCGCTGGAACGTACGCTAGGTGATGCGACCAACATGACGGCAGCGTTTGATACGCAGTTGCGCGACATTCAAGGCACATTGACCGAGACCACGCGCGATCTGGGCAATCTGGAACGCGGCTTTTCGGGCGGATTGCGACGTGCATTCGACGGGCTGGTGTTTGACGGGTTGAAGCTGTCTGACGCGTTGGGTGTCGTGGCCAAAGCGATGATTGATACGGCTTATTCCGCAGCGATTAATCCGGTCATGAAACACTTTGGCGGGCTGATGGCAGACGGGGTCAACGGTATCGTTTCCGGCATGATGCCATTTGAAAATGGCGCGTCATTTTCGCAAGGCCGCGTGATGCCATTTGCCAAGGGCGGTGTCCTGAGCGGGCCTACGACATTTCCGATGCGTGGGGGCACGGGCTTGATGGGCGAGGCGGGGCCAGAGGCGATTATGCCACTGTCACGCGGGGCTGACGGCAGTCTGGGTGTCCGTGCGTCAGGTGGCAACACGGTGCATGTGAATATGCAAATCACAACGCCGGATGTTCAAGGGTTCCAGCGCAGTCAAAGCCAGGTTGCGTCGCAGCTTGCGCGGGCTTTGGGCCGCAGCCAGCGCAATCGTTAAACAGGGAGAATACGACATGGCATTTCATGAAATTCAATTTCCATCCTCGCTTAGCTTTGGATCCGTTGGCGGGCCGGAGCGGCGTACAGAAATCGTGACGCTTGCTAACGGTTTCGAGGAGCGCAACAGCCCATGGGCACATTCGCGCAGGCGCTATGATGCCGGGCTTGGGCTGCGATCATTGAACGACGTGGCGACGATCGTTGCGTTTTTTGAAGCCCGCGAAGGGCAGTTGCACAGCTTTCGGTGGAAAGATTGGGCTGACTACAAATCCTGTGCGCCGTTGTCGGAACCGACTGCATTTGACCAGTTGATCGCGGTGGGCGACGAGGTGACCAAAACAATTCCTTTGGTCAAAGCCTATCAATCCGGCTTGCAAACTTATTTGCGACCAATCCAAAAGCCGGTTGAGGGAACGGTGCGCGTTTCCATTGGTGGTGACGAGCTGCAAGAGGCGGTTGATTATACAGTTAATTTCACGACCGGAGACATCATTTTTCCGCATCCACCGGATATTGATGCAGAGATTCGGGCCGGGTTTGAATTTGATGTCCCAGTGCGGTTTGACACTGATGGAATTCAGACCTCTGTTTCCAGCTTCCGTGCGGGTGACGCGCCCAATGTGCCGATAGCGGAGGTCCGGATATGAGCGTCGCTGATCTGAATTCACATCTGAAGACCGGTGCGACGCATGTCTGCCTTTGCTGGTCGATTGAACGCCGTGATGGAATGGTATTTGGCTTTACCGATCACGATGGGGCGCTCGAATTCGAGGGCATCGCGTTTACCCCCGAAAGCGGGTTGGCGGCCAAAGCATTGTCAACCACGAGCGGCTTATCCGTCAATAACACCGAAGCGCTTGGCGTTCTGAGCGCTGACGCGATCACAGATGCCGACATTGAAGCCGGTCGTTACGACGAAGCCATAGTGACGTCCTGGATTGTGCAGTGGGACGACGTGTCAGCGCGGCAGGTCCAGTTCGTCGGCACCATCGGTGAGATCGTTCGCGAGCTTGGTTCATATCGCGCAGAGCTGCGCGGCCAAACAGAACGGTTAAACCAACCGCAAGGACGCGCGTACCTTAAGACTTGCAGTGCCGTACTAGGTGACGCGGGTTGTAAAATTAACACCGCTGACCCCGAATTTCGGGCGGATGCCGCTGTTGCGTCCGTGGATGACGGACAAGTGCTTCGGATGCCGCTGGCCAACGGCTATACTGATCGTTGGTTCGAAGGCGGCATGCTGGTTGTCAAATCGGGGACTGCCGTAGGGTTGCAGGCCGTCATTAAAAAAGACGAGAGCGTTGATGCATTTCGCATTATAACGCTCTGGCGGCCAATGCCGGCCAAGATTGCGGCAGGCGATGACGTCCGATTAATCGCAGGGTGTGACAAGCGTGCGCAAACCTGCCGCGAAAAATTCGACAATTTGATCAACTTCCAAGGCTTTCCTGACATTCCAGGTGATGACTGGTTGATGAGCGTACCGCGTTCGGATGATGATGCTGACGGCGGCAGCAGGACCCGATGAACAGCCTAGCCGTCGTTGCTGCCCGCGATTGGATCGGCACGCCTTATGTGCATCAGGCGTCAGTCAAAGGGGCAGGGTGTGATTGTCTGGGGCTGATCCGCGGTGTTTGGCGGCAGCTTTATGGCGACGAGCCGCAGGCGATCCCGTCCTATTCGGCCGATTGGTCGGAACCGCAGGGGGACGAACGGCTTTGGCGCGCAGCGGCACGTCACCTGTCGCGCGCTCGCGGACCTGAGGTCTGTTGTGGAGACGTCTTGTTGTTTCGCATGCGACCGGGTGCTGTTGCCAAACATCTTGGAATTGCTGCGGGCCCCCCGCAAAGCCCGACATTCATTCATGCCTACACAGGGCACGGCGTGGTCGAAAGCCCGCTCAGCGCCCCTTGGCGCAAGCGCATCGTTGCGCGTTTCGTTTTTCGATAAGGAATTTTCTCATGGCCACTATCCTATTTTCTGCCGCAGGCATGGCTCTTGGCGGCTCGCTTGGCGGTTCGGTGCTTGGCTTGTCCATGGCGACCATTGGCCGTGCCGCGGGTGCCGTGTTTGGGCGCATGATCGATCAACGCCTGTTGGGCGCAGGCAGTGAGCCTGTCGAAACGGGCCGGGTGGACAGGTTTCGCCTGACAGGTGCTAGCGAAGGCGCCGCCATTTCCCGTGTTTACGGACGAATGCGTGTTGGCGGGCATGTCATCTGGGCCACGCGATTTAAAGAAAGCAGCACAACGTCGGGCAGCGGGAAAGGGGCGGGACCATCACAAGCGACGACAGAATTCACCTATTCTGTAAGCCTTGCCATCGCGTTGTGCGAGGGTGAAATCACCCACGTTGGTCGTGTTTGGGCCGACGGCGTCGAGGTCCCTGCACGAGATCTTAACATGCGGATTTATACCGGTTCACAAGACCAGTTGCCTGATCCCAAAATTGTAGCGGTTGAGGGCACAGATCATGCGCCTGCATACCGTGGTACGGCTTATGTCGTGCTCGAAGATGTTGATCTTGGACAATTTGGCAACCGTGTGCCGCAGTTCAATTTTGAAGTTTCGCATCCGGCAGAAACTGATGCGGCAAATGAAACCGCCGATATCGCGCGCCAAGTTCGCGGCGTCGCGATGATCCCGGGAACGGGTGAATATAGTCTGGCGACCACGCCCGTTTACATGTCACCTGAATATGGCGAACAGATTGCCGTGAACGTGAACAACCCTGCTGGCGGATCGGATTTTGAAACGTCGGTTGCAACCCTCAACGGTGAGTTGCCTGTCTGCAATTCATCGGTGCTGGTTGTGTCGTGGTTCGGATCGGACTTGCGCGCGGGTGTCTGCAAAATTGCGCCAAAAG